TTGCTACAGGTTCGCTAAATGTGAACTTAGTAAAATCTACATTATTAGCACGATAAATATTTCCGGATTGTGTGTTCATATTGTTTGCGTTAAAGGAAGACATCTTAATTGTTTGTTTTCAATACGTCATAAAACTTTAAATAATTTTTAATCAAATTTTTGCAAATTTTTTATAATAATCAAATTATACAATAATATAATACGATTATTAGAGTATTTTATTGAGCTGAACTAGCAGTAGTTGCTGAAGCAGCATTTGAAGTGAAGTGGCGTGAAATATAACGTTGTAAGTTGAAATAAGTGAAACCAGTTGAAGCATCAACATCTTGTAATTTACCTAAGATACCACCTAATTTAGTATCTGGGACAAAACTACGACGATTTTCCTTAACTTGTAAATTATGTTCACGAATGTAGTTATTAATTTGCTTAGTAACAACATTACGAGACATCTTAGTTCCGTGTGCGACACCTAAGAAATCACATAAATTATCTGAAATACTTGTTGGAATTTGGAAGCCTGATGGAGCACGCTTTTGACCATCACCACCATTTTGACGGCGAGCACGTTTAGCAGCTAAGCGAGCATTAGCACGAGCCATTTCACGACTTTCACGGGTATAACATTTAACAGCACGACGTAAAGTTGCTAACCAAGTTTTTTGAGTTTCCATTAAAGCTTCAGCTTGACTAACTAAAGTTTGGAATAAAACTTCAACAGATTGTGGTTGTTCTTCGTGTGATTGTTCACCAGAAGCTTGTGGAGCAGAAGTAGTTGGTGCTGCTGCTTGTTGAGTAGATTCTTCCTTCTTTGCTGAAGGAGCACGAGCCTTCTTTTCTTTAGCTGGTGCTGCTGCTTGTTGTACTGGTGCTGGAGTAGCAGGTGCTGCTTGTTGAGCTGGAGCAGGAGAAGCATCAGTCTTCTTTGAAGGAGCACGTGCTTTCTTTTCTGGAGCAGGAGTTGTTGCTGCTGCTTGTTGTGCTGGAGCTGGAGTAGCTGGAGCAGATTGTTGGGTTTGAGCTGGAGTTGCTTGTGGAGCAGGAGTAGATTTTTTAGCCATTTTGAGTGTTTCTATAACCAATTTTATATATGAAATCTTTAAGTATATATTACGTATATTCGTCATATATATTTTAAAAATACGCAAAAATTAATTTGAGAATGCGACGCCCGCCATTCCACTCATTATTCTTAACAAATTATAATTTACTGCGTAATAATGTAATACTCTCGCACTTGAACCAGTATTAATTTCTAAAGTTCCATTATCAATTCTACTAAAATTACAAGTTCCACTTGGTTGATGTTCTTCTGGATTTAATGCGAAACTATATACATAAAATCCACCTAATGGCTTACTATTTGTTGATGGATCACTAGCTTGTTGATTATGTCCACCTGTATGATGTTGATATGGTTGAACAAGACGGAAATAACTACCATCTCTCTGTTGAAAACGGTCTTGTCCATTCAACTGAATTTGTGCTATAGTTGTATTATCTAATAATGAACCTTGAGAAGCCCAAAAATCAAATGGATGTCTTGTTCCACTATTATCTTTAGCAACCCATATTATTTCTTTAACTGGATGATTTAAAAATAATTTGTTTGTAGTACTTGAATTAGGTGTTATACTAATACCATTTGAATATTGAACTTGTTCAATTAAATATTCGTGAGATACTTGAGCAAAACGTCGTCTTTCATCAGTATCTAAATATATATAATCTACATAAACATCACAATATAATAATTGAGCATTTGATGGGGTGAATGAACTACCAGATGTTACTAAGAATGAATTATTCAATTGAATATTAATTTTAACTTCGTGATATTGTAATGCTACTAAAGGTAATGCTAAACCGGGATTACGACAAAACCAAAAATGTAATGGAACATACACTTTAGTATAATTTGGATTATTGCTATCCTTTAATGACCCTCCTATCATTCTATCTAATTTTTGCCAATTAGCTTCAGTATGTGATAATTGTGTCCAAATATCCATCCATTCTCCATAATGTCTATCTACTACTTGTCCTCCAATTTCAATTTCAATATTATCTATAACTTGATGTCCTACACGCCACGCATTACTTATATCTTGATTAAATGTCATTTCTAAATATACACGATGAACTAAATCACCATTTCGTCCTAATATACAACTGAATGTATTTCCTAAACCTATTGTTCCATTCATTGTTTGAGAAATAGACTCCATCGCAAAGTTTGTATGTCTCTTATATACAACTTTAAAGAATGTTATCTGTGGATTACCTGTTAAATATGTATCTTGAGCGCCATAGGCTACTAATTGCATTAAACTTCCCGTCATTTTGTGATATGGTATAACTTATATTTTAAATATATTTTATTTTATGATATATATTTGAAACAGTATAACTATTATGTATAATGGAATAAATATAAATGATGTTATTCCCTTATTAGCAATCCAATATCCAAATAATTGACCAAATGAGTTCATTATGATATCTTCATATCTACCATACCACCATCCATTTAATTCATCAGTTGATATATTTACATTACATTTTCCTATATAAAATGGTTTATTTTTTACTGAAGTTTCTATAATCTCCCATAAAACACCTATTATAAATATATGTATCCAATAATTTGGATATAATGATGTTAATAAAGCATAAAATAGAAAATGAAATAGTCCCCAACCATCTAAATAATTTTTCAATGATTTTGGAAATATAGTTTTTGTAAAAGGGTCTTTAAAACTACTATTTTTACAACGATATGTCCCATATAAAATTATTATTAGTATCATTATTAAAGATAAAATGGCTATTCCAAATATCTCTTTGAACTTATCAAATAGTTTCATTATACTAATAATATATATTATGATTATAATGATATAATATTCTTAATTTGAGTATGCTAAACCACCCATACCAGACATAACACGAAGAACATTGTAATTGACAGCATAGACTTTTAATACAGTTCCAGCAGCAATTTGAGCAACGGTTGGATAACCAGCTGCGCGTGAAGTAGCAAATGATAAGTTTAATACAGCATTGTCAATACGACTGAAATTACAAGTACCAGATGGTTGATGTTCTTCTGGTTTAAGAGCAAATGAATAAATATGTGTTTGAGCGAATACATTACTTTCATCTTCAGTTGATGATCTATCTGTTGAATTTAGTGAACGACCACAACCACTATGATGTTCAAAACGTTGAACTTTAGTGAAATAATCACCGGAACGACGTTTAAATCGGTCTTGACCGTTTAATTGTAATAAAGCATCTGAACAAGGTTGATATGTTGTAAAGTCTGCTGTATTATTTGATGGATCAATTAACCAGACTAATTCTTTAACTGGATGATTGAAACGTAATTCGTGTTGAACTGTTGTTGAATTAGTGTTAATTGTTAAAGCATTTGAGAATTGAACTTGTTCAATTAAATATTCGTGTGAAACTTGCGCAAAACGACGGCGTTCGTCAGTATCTAAAAAGATATAATCAGCCCATATTGTTACATTTTGTAAATATTGTCCGGTTGTAGTATATGGAATAGCATTTGTTGAGAATATAGAAGCTGGTTCAAATTGAACATTAATCTTAACTTCGTGATATTGTAAAGCGATTAATGGTAATGCTAAACCTGGATTACGACAGAACCAAAATTGTAATGGAATATGTAAACGATTTGGATCAGCATTTGATATACCAAATTCAGTAGGGTCTACCATATATTCTAACATACGTGATTGGTCAAATGGTAAAGTTAAATCACACCATAATGCCATCCATTCACCGTATTGTTTATCAATAACTTGTCCTCCAATTTCAACTTCAACATAGTCTAATAATTGAAAACCATAATATGAGAAAGCACCTGCCGCTAAAGCTGGGTTTGTATTTGATAAATCAATATCAACTTGTAAATAAATACGATGTAATAAATCACCATTACGAGCTATAGTAGAAGTAACACGGCGACCTAAATCAGCAGAACCGTTAAATGTTTGTTCAATAGCTTCAATTGCGAAGTTAGTATGACGACGATAAACGACTTTGAAGAAGGTAATTTGTGGATTACCAGTTAAATAAATATCTTGAGCACCATAAGCAACTAATTGCATTAAACCACCAGCCATTTTGAATTAAATAATATATAATAACAATAGATTTTTTTTTGTAATTCTCATAATATTTGTGTAATGAGAATGACATATAAGTAAACTTCTTAATTAGAATATGCTAAACCACCCATACCCGACATAATACGCAATACGTTGTAATTGACAGCATATACACGTAATGTAGTTGAACTACCTGGTAGATTTCCTACATATCCATATCCAGCAGATGCTTGGAATTCTAAATTTAATACCGCATTGTCGATACGGGAGAAAT